AGAGGTCTTAGAAATAGTGTTGATTTACAATATGAGATGAACCAATATCGTTATTTCCAAGACCTTATGCCTAACATTCAAATGGTTAGTATTTTCTGTGATAAAGAATTTGAACACATATCAAGTTCTGGCATCCGTACACTTTCAAAGTATGGTTCTGATAAAGTTAAAGATTATTTACTTAAATAATTTTGAAAATCCATTTATTTTATTTATCTTTGTAAAAACTTATTATTATGATAGATTCATTATTATTCTCCCTTGATGGTCGAGAACACATTGCAAACAAAATAGTTACTGCTGCTAATTCTTGGAATAAAAATTTAACTGAAGACACAGAAATTGGTTTTCTAAGAAATCAAAAATTCTCTGATGGTGAATTATGTGTTGATTTCACTGATTCTGTACGTGGTAAACGAGTGTACATCTTATCAAGTCCTAATACGTCTGATGAGATTATAAAATTAAATTTAGCAATAGATGCCGCAAAGCGTGGTGCTGCTAAGGAGATAATTGTGGTTTTACCTTATTTTCCATATGCACGCCAAGATAAGAAAGACCAATCACGTGGACCAATTGGTGCTAAGGTTATGGCTGAAATGATTGAACAACGTGGTGCGACTAGTATTATTACTTATGATTTACATGCAGACCAAATCCAAGGGTTTTTTAATATTCCAGTGACACATATTGAGGGTAAAAATGTTTTTGATGATTATATCTACTTTTTAACTTCAAATGGTAATTTAAACATTACATTATGTGGTCCAGATGCTGGTAGTGGTAAACGTGTAAAGCGTATGAAAGACCAATTAGCTAAGAAGTATAATACCAACCTTAACTATGTTATGTTGGATAAAACAAGAAAAGAAGCTAATGTAATTGATGAAATGGTAATCATTGGTGATGTAGTTGGGAAAGATATTATCATTTTAGATGATATGGTTGATACAGCTGGAACTTTATGTAAAGCAGCTGAAGTACTTATCGAAAATGGTGCCAGAAGTGTTAGAGCAATCATTAGTCATGGTGTTTTATCTGGTCCAGCATATAATAGAATTGACGATTCTATGTTAACAGAATTAATCATTAGTGATTCATTAGAATCTATGGTTATGGATAAGATTGTAGTATTCAGTGTTGCTGAACAAATTGGTATGGCAATAGCTGCGAATAACTTAGGATTAAGCTACGATGCATTAAAAACTAGTAAAAAATTAGAATTATGATTTCATCATTAAGAATGTTACAAATAGCACTAGTTGGTGGTATTGTATACTTGGCCTCTAATGGGTTAGATGGTTGGGGATGGTTGGTTTTTATATTATTTATAACAATAGATAAAAATGAGTGATAAAAAAGAAAAGGTCTATCAAGACCGAACATTTACTCTAACAGCAGAGCAAATGAAAAAATTCGATACATGGCGTATTGAAAAGAACAAGACAAAAGGTGAAGTTAATGTTGGTGCTATTGGTGGTGCATATACATTCTGTTTCACACCAACTGGATTGGGTACTGTAGAAGTTGTTAAGTGTGCTGATGGTACTCAATTAGACTTAACAGATATCGATAGTTGGTAATTTTAAACAATAAATTTTATGGGAAAGAAAATGAGTCTGGGTGATAGGATTAAAACCTATTACGAAGACAGAACCAAGGTATTTTTAAATCGTAAAACCATAACAATCATTAGACTTGATGGTAAAGGATTTTCTAAATTTACCAAAAATCTAAACAAACCATTTGATGATGGGTTTAGTCAAGATATGGATGCAACAGCATTGTACTTGTGTGAGAACATACAAGGTGCTAAGTTTGCGTATACACAATCAGATGAAATTTCTGTTGTTCTATGTGATTTCGATAACATAGAAACAGATGCATGGTTTGATTATAACGTACAGAAGATGACCAGTATAGCTGCATCATTAGCAACGTCTAAGTTCAATCAATTGCGATTAGCTAGAAAGTCTAGAGGTGCGAATGGTTATTTAGATATTGGTGATTTGATGGATATGACTTTAGCATGTTTTGATGCACGTGTATTTCAAGTTCCTAACATTGATGAGATGTTCAATGCTATCTTATGGAGACAACAAGATTGTACTCGTAATAGTATAAGCATGGCAGCTAGTGCTGTATATTCACACAAAGAACTTGAGAAGAAGTCTGGTAGTGATAAACAAGAGATGCTTTTTCAGAAGGGTATTAATTGGAATGATTATTTGCCTAAATACAAGCGTGGTAGTGTTATTAAAAAAGAAACTACTGTATTTGAAAAAGCATTTAATGAGTTAGTTACTCGTACTAAATGGGTTGTTGACATCAACACACCAATATTCACTGAGGATAGAGAATATTTGTACGATTTAATTCCAAATAATTTTTAATATTAGTTGAACCCCAAAAAATAAAGTAGTACATTTGTAAAAAATAACTATATATATGAAATTTAAAGAATTAACAGAAAAAGAAATTGCTAAAATCACCAAAATCTATCAAGATAAAAACATAAGATGGGAAGATAAAATGGCTCAATTGGGTAAGTTTATTGGTAAGGGTGAGCGTAGTGTTAGAAATTGGGTTAAACAATTGGGTTTAACTGAATCAAATCAACCAATTACTGAACAATATTCTGCGGCACAAGAGAGAAAATTTAATGATAAGTCTAAATACTTTATTGTTACATGGGCTCAAAATAACACAGATGTTCATAAGGGTTTTTTAAATAACATTGAAGCATATGCTAAACACATCAAAGCTGATATTCATGTTATCCTAGGTAGATACAAGAATCCAACTAGTATTATGTATAATGCGGAGGAAGAATTTTGGGTTAATGATGTTTTACCATATGCTGATGCTAATAGACATAATATACATAAGTATTTAAGTATCATGGGTGATGTTAAAATACAACCAACAGCTGTTAACCCAATGACTGGGATGAATGCTTTGAGTGAAGTTAATTCATGTATATTTGGTGCACCAAAAGTTCAAATGGAAATGATACCAGTATTAGATGGTGAAGTTCCTAAGATGATGTTAACAACTGGTGCTTTAACACTTAAGAATTATGTTGATTCTAAAGCTGGTAAGGTTGGTGATTTTCACCATACATTTGGTTTTGTTATTGTTGAAATTAAAAATGATGAAGTTTTTTTCACTAGACAAGTAACAGCTGATGATGAAAATGGTAGTTTTAGTGATTTATATTTTAATGTATCTAATGGTATTGTTAAAAAAATTGACACTATAGCTGCTGCTGTGTTGGGTGATTTACACTTAGGTCATCATGATGATGAAGTTATTGATGCTACATTAAATGTTTTACTTAAAAAACTTAAACCATCACACCTTGTTTTACATGATGTTTTTGATGGTCACTCTATTAGTCACCATGAATCAAAAGATGCATTTCAATTGTATCGTAGAGAACAAGATGGGACAAACTCAGTTAAACGTGAAGTTGATAATATGTTGGAATGGTTAGAAAAAGTTAAATTATACAATGTAACTATTGTTCGAAGTAACCATGATGATTTTATCGATAGATGGCTTATCAACAGTGATTGGAAAAAGAATATCAAGAATGCGTTGGAATATGTTGAATATGCTCACACTATTTTAAAAGGTGATGCACCTAAAGGTATTATACCTTATTTGATTGAACAGAAATTCCCTAAAATGACAACACTTGATAGAAGTACTTCATTCAAAATTTTAGGTTGGGAATTAGGTCAACATGGTGATGTGGGTGCTAATGGTAGTCGTGGTTCATTGTTACAATTTAGGAAATTAAATACCAAATGTGTTGTTGGTCATTACCATTCACCAGGTCGTAAGGATGGTGGGTTGGCAGTAGGTACATCTACAAAGTTACGTGTAGGTTACAATATAGGACCAAGTTCTTGGTTACAATCACATGTAATTATCCATAACAATGGTAAAGCACAACACATAAACTTCTTGAATGGTGAATTCACCACTTTTAAATAATGTAAACAAATAAATATAAATAAAATGAAACAATTAAAAACAAACAAAAAAAGTTGGAATAAAACAGAGTTAAATTCTTTGTATAAGTATTTCATGCATCCATTAGATTTCACACATCAAATGATTCCAACAAGAACAAAAGGTGCTATTAGTCGAAAAATATCTGATATATCAATTGATATATATGATATAAATGTGGTTTGTAAAGCACTTAGAACTTACATCAGTGTGAATAATATTACACAAACAAGGTTCTGGGAGATTTCAAAAGAATATGATTTGGAAGTTTCTCAAGCAACATTATCTAAAGCTATGAATTTAGGTGAGACACTGAATCAATTCTCATTAGGTAGAATTGCTAGAGTGATTGAATTGGATTCAAATTGTATTATTGAGACAAAAAAATTCAACGATATTCAAGGTGATTTATTTTCAGAAGTTAATGAACCAGAAATGGTTGTTAACAATAATGAAACTGAAAATGAAGAAGAAACGGTAAACATTAACACACCAATTGCTACTAACATTCAAGAGCAATTATATACGATTGGTGATTCAATCAAACAAATTGTTAATGAGAACAATGAATTAAAAGAGACTAAAGAGTTTTTGGTTAATGAATTAAAGATTAGTGATGATAGATTAACTTCTAAAAAAGAAGAATTATCTAAAAATGAAGCTAAGGTTTCAGAAATCACATTAAACTTAGAAAGGTCTAATGCTTTAAATAAGAATCTTCAATATAAAATCGATGAGTTGATTCATAAAGATGTTATTAATCATGAATTAATCGAAAAAGTAAATGAACGTGATGTTAAGTTAAGTATTTTAAAAACTGATTATGATTTAACTATCGAAGATAACGCTAAGTTAGTTATTGAGAATGAAGATTTGAAAAAAGAAATAGAAAGAATTAAAGGTGGTTTATTTGGTTTCTTCAAGAAAAAATAGTACATTTGTATTATGAATGAAAAATTATATTTGGTGATTGATTTTGATGGTACGTGTGTTACACATTCATACCCATACATTGGCAAAGAGGTAGGTTCAGAACCTATCTTAAAGAGATTAACCGATGCTGGACATCGGTTAATTCTTTTTACAATGAGAAGTGGTAAACAATTGGATGAAGCAGTTGCTTGGTTTAGTGAACAAGGGATACCATTGTTTGGTATCAACACAAATCCAACACAATCAACTTGGACCAAAAGTCCAAAGGCTTATGGTAATATTTATATTGATGATGCTGCTTTGGGTTGTCCTTTGATTATTAATGTTGCATATCATGATAGACCATTTGTTGATTGGAAAAAGGTAGAGGAATTATTAATTGAAATGAAATTAATTAAATAATGGAAGAAATTAAAGCATATTTAGAAGAACAAATTAAGTATTACCAAGAATTGGTTGATATGGGTGAAGGTTCCCACAATTCGAGTGATATGATAGAATTTGAAACTTATTTATCTGCTTATCAAAATATATTAGATAAATTATGAATAAAGAAAAAATAACATATGATGAATTTTTAGATATTGAATCTAAATTAGAAATACGTATAGGTTGTGTAGTCGCTTCTGAACGTATACCTAAAAGTAATAAACTATTAAAGTTATCAGTTTCTTTTGGTCCTCAAACAACTGATAATATTAAAACTGTTGTTACAAATTTGGGTGATAAGCATGAACCAGAATTTTTTATTGATTTACATTTACCATTTGTTGTTAATTTAGTACCATCTAAGATGATGGGTGTTGAATCTCAAGCAATGATAATTATTGGTGAAGGAATTAATGGCGAATTGGATTTTTCAAACTATTTATTAGGGACACAAATATTTTAATTATGGGTAATAAAGTACATGCGGCTGGTATATTTTTGATGAGAAAAGACTTCAATGTATTGATTTGTCATCCAACAAATCACGCACCTAATGTATGGAGTATACCAAAAGGTAAGATAGAAGAAGGTGAGGATGCAATGGAAGCTGCTATCCGTGAAACTTATGAAGAAACAAATGTTAATTTAAATGATGAAACATTAAATGTTAACGACAATTTTAAAATTTATGAGTTTGATATTGTTAATTATGGTCATAAGAAAAAGGATTTACACCCTTTCTTATTTTTAGAATTACAAACATCTAATATTGATTGGGATAGTGTCATAATTAAGTGTAACTCAGATGTACCAATTGAACGTGGTGGTTTTCCAGAAATGGATGGTTATAAATGGGTAACACTTAAAGAAGCTAAAGAATTACTTCACGATACACAAGTTGCGTGTATCGGTAAAATAATTGATATAATAAGATGAAACTAGATTTACATGGTATTAGACACGTAGAAGTGTCAAACAAGGTCGATTCATTTCTATGGGAAGCCATTCAACGAAACACACCAAGTGTAGAGATTGTAACTGGAAACTCAAAAAGAATGAAAGGAATTGTGTATGACTGTGTTTATGACTATGGTTTTGTGTGCACTGAAGGTTTTATGAATTGGGGTGTTTTGACTGTAATACTAATATGAAATTCAATAAAATAATTGACTTAGGTGAATACATAATAGAAATAGAATATGATGATTTAACTGGGAGGTTGGAAGTAACTGTATTGGATGAATTGGGTGGTGTGATTGAAAGTATAACAATAACCAATTCCGAAGAAGATAATGATAATCATTTTGATATAAATTTAAACTGATGAGTAAAGCAATCGAAATACAAGCACCAAATGAGTTGCTTAAGAAAGATGGATATATATCTATATTCTTAGCTGGTAGTATTGAAATGGGTAAGGCTATTGATTTTCAAAGAATGATAATCGAAGCAACATCTAAAATGCCATATATATATTTTAACCCTAGAAGAAATGATTGGGATTCATCTTGGGAACAAGTTAAAGAAAACGAAAATTTCAGAGAACAAGTTGAATGGGAATTAAATGCTTTGGAACAAGCGGATATAATACTTATGTATTTTGACCCAAATACTGTTAGCCCAATATCATTATTAGAGTTAGGTGTTTTTGCACATAGCAAGAAAATGATAGTATGTTGTCCAGAAGGTTATTTCAGAAAAGGTAATATTGATATTGTTTGTGAAAAATATGGTATAAAACAAGTTGAAACATTAGAAGAATTAATCAGTACTTTTCAAAATGCTGACATTGATGAACTTTACATTATAAATAAATAAATGGCTAAAAAGAAACGAGAACACTTATTAAACGAAGAAATTCGAGCAATAGAAGTTAGATTACAAGAACAAGGGATTATTAAATTATCAGAAGCATTAAAAATTGCTGAAGAACAAGAAATGGATTTGGTTTTGATAAACGCATCAACATCACCACCAGTATGTAGAATTCTTAATTATGAGAAATTTATCTATGAGCAAAATAAAGCTAAAAAAGCTAAAAATAAAGCACCAGAGATAAAAGAAATCAAGTTAGGTCCAAATACTGCTGAGAATGATTTAACGTATCGTGCTAAACATATTATTGAATTCTTAGAAAAAGGTCATAAGGTTAAGATTACTCTCCAATTCAAGGGTCGTGAAATGACTTTTATAGATAAAGGTAAGGCACTTATGCTTAAACTAATTATTGCTGTTGAAGAACATGGTGTTGCTGAAGGTTTACCTAGTATGGAAGGTAAAAAATTAATTGGTTTTATCAAACCAAAACCTAAGAAATAAGGTTTACATATTCAACAGAAATAAGTATGATTGTGTATGGAAAAATTCATACACAATTACTTATCTCAAACATACGTTTTAGAATTAACTAGTGTAACCAAATACAGTGTATTTAAGTTTGATGGTGATGCTTTATATAAAATTAATGATGTCTCAAAATTTAGGTCTTTTGAATCACCTAATATATTATTATCAGAATTTAAGACAATATTCTTTTTAACTGAAGAAGAATTAAAACCAATTATATTTTCATGGGCTAAAACGTTAAAAGAAGATGTCAACTTAGATAGGTATTGGGAATATATCGATTCTTTATTTCCAGTTGCACAACATGTTGCTACAACCCTTCTTGGTTTGGATTTGGTTTCCGTTCAACCAATGTCAGCACCAATAGGTGAATTGATGTATCTTGATTATCAATATGGTGTTGACCCTATTGATGAGACTATGAGTGCAACTACTGGTAGAAGAAGTCCAATTAATAGAAATGTTAGAGCATACGATGAAGAAACCTATAGACAAAATGTATTACAAGTGGCTGAACATTATAATACAACAACAAATATTGAAATGACTTTAAATGATAGAGATAACGAAAATGGTGTTTATAAAGCAATACAAAAATGGAGTAATCTTATTGGAATTTCTAGTCGAGAATAAAAAAAATAAAATAATACTATGAAATTAAAATATTTTTAGTATATTTGTAAAACAAAAAGAATGGAATTTAACATATTAAAAACCAGACGAGGTAAATTACATAATAAAATAAATACTGAATTATCTAAAAATGAAGTGAATATTGATGTAATATTAAACTACGTTGACCAATATGAAAAGGATAACCTTGAAACTATTGAGAAATTAAAAAGATTAAAAACATTAGAGACCAAAAAGATAAACGGAGCTCTAAAACAGACGATAAATGTGCATGGACCAATAACTAAAATTCTTATTGGTTCAGCAACAAAAAGAATATATGGTGCTTTACTAGAGAATGAAGCAAAAGAAAATATAATTAAAAGAGTTTTAAAATGGATAAAGATATGACAAAAACAAAATTGAAAATTTTTGACTTTGATGGTACTTTGGTTGAAACACCATTACCAGATATGGGTAGAATCACGTATAACAAAAAAACTGGCAAAGCATGGCCATATGAAGGATGGTGGGGTAGACATGAATCATTAGATATGGACATATTTGATATGCCAACAGTTGATGATGTTGAAATCGATTACAATCGTGAAAAAGCTAACCCAGATACTATTATGGTAATGTTAACTGGTCGTATGATTAAATTGAAAGATTACGTTAAAAAAATTCTTGATTCAAAAGGATTTGAGTTCGATGAATATTGTTACAATAGAGGTGGAAACACTGATATTGAAAAGATGCGAACAATGGAGACACTATTGGATAAATATCCTAATGTTGTTGAATTAGAAATGTGGGATGACCGTATGGAGCATATACCAACATTTGAACAATGGGGTAAAGCTCAGTGTTTAAATGGTAGGTTGAAAGAATTCAGTATAAACTTGGTGCCAGCTAACCGACACTAAAATTAAACCCACATTATTGTGGGTTTTTTTATTTAAAATTTGTTTTTATTAAATAATTTTAGTATATTTGTAATATGGATAAGACAATAAGAAAAAAATTAAGTAAATCTAAAGATGGTTTTGATTTAAACCCAATCTTAGATTTCATGGAAAAAAGTGGGATTGAATACCGAGATAGGACTTTAAAAGGACCTTTAGGTATTGCAACTTTTTATTGTGTATTTTTGGATATCAGTAAACTAAAACACACATTCAACAATAAAATGATTGCTTATGTCATACTGCATGAAACTGGTCATTTCAAACGAATTGAAAAGATGGGTAAAGAACATGTTATCAATATGATGTCCAATACTAATTTTGAGTCTTTTTCAGACCATATTATCCAAGAAGAAATGACTGCTGATAGATATGCTTGTCATATCTTTAAAACATTAACAAATGAATACCTATCCAGAGAAATAACACAACAATTAAACATTAAATCAAATAGGGATAGATATGTAAATCAAACACGAGGGATGTTTGGTAAAATAACAAACGAACAAACATACAAACAATACTTAGAACAGTTTGTTGAAGAAAAAAAATAATTATGATTAAAATAAACGATATATTAGAAGGTAAAATTAGCATGAATGCTAGTGGTTCTGCATACTTGGTTAGCACGGACTTACCAAAAGACATTTACTTAAGTAAAAATAACACAAACAAATCACTACACCTAGATACAGTTAAGGTTCGTGTCATTCAAGGCAATGGTCGAAGCATTGAAGGTGAGGTGGTTGAGATTGTTGAAAGATTTAGGACAGAATTTGTTGGAACTATTCAAATAAGTCCAAAATACGCATTCTTTGTACCAGATAGCAATAAGATATCAATTGACTTTTTTATTCCATTAAATAATATTAATGGTGCGTTGGATGGTCAAAAGGTTGTTGCACAATTAACTGATTGGAAAGATGATGCTAAGAACCCTAACGGTAAGATAGTTAGAGTTATTGGTTATGCTGGTGAACACGAAACAGAGATACACAGTATCCTTGAGGAATATGGATTGCCATATGATTTCCCAGAAGATGTAATCGCTGAGGCTGATGCAATATCAACTGTAATCTCTGAAGCAGAGATAGAAAAACGTAGAGATATGCGTGATGTGCTTACATTCACGATTGACCCACATGATGCAAAAGACTTTGATGATGCTCTGAGTGTTGAATGGGTAAACGGTGAGTTATTCGTTGGTGTTCACATTGCTGACGTATCACATTACTTACGACCAGAAACAGAATTGGATAGAGAAGCTTATGGTAGGGGAACGAGTGTTTATCTTGTAGATAGATGTGTCCCTATGCTTCCAGAGAACTTGTCTAACGGACTTTGTTCACTAAGACCTAACGAAGATAAGCTTTGCTTCTCAGCAGTCTTTAAAATCGACCATAATGGGCGTGTATTGGAAGAGTGGTTTGGTAGAACGGTTATCAACTCTGATAGACGATTCACATACGAAGAAGCTCAAGCCGTAATTGAGGGTGGTACTTTAGATATACCTTTTCAGTCAACTAGTACATTTACTGTTATGAATAAGAATTTAGAGAAAGCTATATTGAACTTAGATAAGCTAGCGAAGAAAATGCGTAAGACTCGCTTACAAAAAGGTTCTATATCTTTTGACAAGCATGAAGTTAAGTTTAAATTGGATGAAAACAACAAACCAGTTGATATCATATTCAAGGTTGGCAAGGATTCTAACAAGCTTATTGAGGAATACATGTTGTTGGCTAACAGACACGTTGCTCAATACGTGAACAGTCGTCAGTATCCAATGGTAAATCGTGCACACGAGAAACCAAACGAAGAAAAGTTAGAACAACTTAAAGACTTCTTGATTCAATTTGGTTACGACATCAAGATTAATACACCAGAAGAAACTACCAAAACACTTAACAAGTTATTGTTGGATGTTAGAGGTACTGCTGAAGAAGAAATGATTAGCAACTTGGTTGTACGTACAATGCAAAAAGCTAACTATATGACTAAGAATATAGGTCACTATGGTTTAGGGTTCAAGAACTATGCTCATTTTACTAGCCCAATTAGACGTTATCCAGATGTTATTGTTCATAGGTTATTGGGTATGTACTTGGATGGTACCTCTAAGTCATTACCAAATGTTGCTAAGTTAGATGCTAAGTGTGGTCACTTATCTGAAAGAGAGAAAAAAGCACAAAAAGCTGAGAGAGATAGTATCAAATACATGCAATGTATTTATATGTCTGATAACGTAGGTAAAGTATATAAGGGTATGGTTACTAGCGTTACTGACTATGGGTTATTTGTTACTATTGAAGAAAATGGGTGTGATGGATTGGTACGTCTAACAGAAATTGGTGGTGATACTTATATTGCTGATACAGAAAACTATCGAGTTAAGGGTTATAATACTGGCGATATTATCCGTTTAGGTGATGAAGTTATTGTTGTTGTTAAATCAGTTGATATTGAAAAGAAAAATATTAACTTAACGTTATTAAGATTGTGATATGAGTGATGAAAAGATTATAATTGATTTTATAACAAAAAATTATGAAGTTTCCATTGGAAGTATTGATTATGTTGTAGTTGATAAAGAAAATAAAAAGGTTTATACTTACAACAAAAAAAAAGAAAAGAATCAGATTGAATCAATTCAATCTTTTAATAAGCATTTTATTGATATAATTGGTGATTTTGAAACAGATACTGGTGAGAGTAGTTTAAATGTATTACATCGTTGGTTTGTTTCAGAATCTAAGATTATTGGAAAAGATATGAATTATTTTTTAACTAAGTATGATGGTAATTTAGGTAGTGAAATTAACCGAACTAAATTTTTAGATAAGTTTTCAAACACTACTAATAAAATGTTTTTAATTACTCAATTCAACACACACTATGAATCAAAATATTTAAAACCAAAGCTACGTGAATATTTTAATATAATTGATATGTCATTGGGTAGTTATCAATTATATCATAATATTAAAAATGATTTTGATGATGATTTATCTTATTTTAGTAGAATAATTGAAGATATGTTTAATAAAGAATATTCTGATTACTTGTTTATTAAACTAAACAAATATGCTGATACATTAAATAAAAAAACAAACTATGAAGATATTATAGAAAGTTATTCAGATGATTTAGAAAAAGAAACTGAATTACATAGACATAATATTATTAAATTTTTAAAAGATTGGTACCATATAAATGTTCTTGGTGATAAGCTAATGCCATTATTTAAGGAATTTGTTATCAGAATGGGACCAACTGATTGGGTTGTTATTTGGATTGGTCAAGGTGTTTTGACTACAGAAAAATTATTAAATCATTTTAAAGATGAAAAAGAGTATAGTAAAATTTATATAAAACAGCGTTATGAGGATTGGTATGCTGAAAAAATAGTTGAAGTGTCTGAGAGTTACATGAAAAATTCTTGGTAATATTTGATTTTTTAAAAAAATAGCGTATATTTGTAATATGAAAAAAATAATTTTATTAATTTTATTGGTTGGTTTGAGTTCTTTAACTTTCATTTCTGAATCTAAAGAACATAATTGCACAGCTACATGGTATGATACAAAACTACACCCTAAAGTCCGTAGAGAACATTCAACAGCGGCATTTAATCATTATAATAAAGGTACTAAATTGATTGTTAAAAACGTTACAAACAACAAGATTGATACTGTAGAAATTACAGATAGAAATGGTTGTGGTTACAATCACATTGATTTATCTAAAGAATCGTTTAATAAAATATCTGACCATAAATTGGGTAGAATAAAAGTTATTGTTAAAAAAGTAATTTAAAACTTGCAATATCGAAATATTATTCATACATTTGTAAAAAATAAACATTATTATATGAAATATTCAGTAAGAATATCTGGCTATGGTTCGGAGTTAACCATAGGGTCAGTAACAGAAGAAGAAAAAGAAATCCTTTCAAATACAGAGAAAGATATCTATGAAATTGTTAACGAAGACTTAGAAGAAGTTAGTGGTAGTTGGAGTGAAATTGATGACCAATTCCATGGTTTTGGTGCAACAACTCCTTTTACGGTTACTATCGAAGATGAACAAGGTAACGAGTTGTATGAAATCAATGATGAATCTAAGTATAAGCATGATACAGATGATTTCGAATTGTTTGAAACTGATAGTCCAGAAATCGATGCAACACAAGACTTGTTGGTTTGTTACACTAGTGAAAAAGGTACCTTTTTCTTAGGGTATGTTGAGTTAGAAGGTGAGTTTGATTTAACCAAGTTAAAAATAGTTATATCAGATATTGAAGTTGATGATGATTTTTACTTTGGTGAAATTATATCTAGTGTTCTTTATGATGGTGAAGAATTAGACAACTTTGGTGGTGACACAGATGGTAAATCGTTTGATATTTATAAAAACTTTTAATTAAATAAAATGAAAATTTCTGATACTTTAAAGAATATATTTTTGTATGGTAACAAATACAAAACACATTCAGAAGCTGTAATCATAGCTTGTTATTTTAATCCACAAGGTAATCCTTACAGATTAATAGCCTTTAACAAGTTTTATGACTCAATCAAGCATTTGAACCATAGAATCGTTGAATGTGTAATTGGTGATACTCAAGCAGAGTTACCAGAAACTGAGTTCATAACTAGGATTCATACTCCAAGTTTGTTATGGCACAAAGAGTCTTTATTGAATAAGATTGTATCTGAGTTACCAAAGAAGTTCAAATATGTATTTTGGTTGGATACTGATGTAATCTTCACCAATAAAAATTGGTTGGTCGAAAGTGTTGAGTCATTGCAAACAAACAACATCATGCAACCATTTGAATACTGTGTTCACTTGGACCAAGATGAAACAGACCCATCATTTAACCTTGATAGTTATAGAATATCTTCTCGTGACCCTAAGTTAAGACACCCTAAGATGTGGAGAAGCTTCTGTGCAAATCATAATGAATCAGCTGATTTATCTTGTGATGTAAACTATGATAAACATGGTCACGTTGGATTTGCTTGGGGTGCTAGACGTGAAATACTAGATACGATGCCTTTATACGACAAAGCACTTATCGGTGGTGCAGACCATGTGATGTGTCACGCAGCAGCTGGTCATATTGGTCACTCTTGTATAACAAAAGCTTTTACTGAAAACATTAAAGAAATCAATGAATGGTCAACTAAATTTTACGCTTTAGTGCAAGGTAAAATAGGATACGTTAAAGGTGATTTGTATCATATTTGGCACGGTGATTTGGGTAAACGACAATATCTAAAAAGAATTCAAGATTTTTCATCAACATTGAATGAGATAAATGAGAAAGATGAAAATGGTCTTTATAAAACAAGTGTTGGTGGTGAGTATATGGAAGAATATTTTAATTATCGAGAAAATACTAAAACAGATGCTGGTTCAGAACCACCATTAAAAATCACGTCTAAAACTGATAAACGTAAAGATGTTATTCATAAATTGGGTGAAATAAGAGAGCAAAAATCTATAAAACAAAACATGAGTAGAGAAGAAGCTTATGAACACTATAAATATTATCACCCAACTCGTGATGATTCATTTATTGAATCTTTGGTATTGGGTTATTTAACTAACTCAACTGTTGAAGGTTCTTTATTGGGTGGAGATATATTAGGTGCAGTTATTGGTGACGCACTTAACGATACTGATGATTTTAGTGGTGGTGAATATATTAATGATAACTTTTCATAAGTTATCATTAATAATATTTGTAATAATCTCTAAATATTTTTTAGCTCTATCTGGTTTAAAATATTTAAAGTCGCTAGTATCAATAATACAAAAAGATATTTTATTCTCTATACAAGCTTGTATTTTACGTTTATCGTTATTTTGTGTTTTTGTTAATTTATCAACACCAAATATTGGTTCATAATGAAAAATACCATTAATTTCGAATGCTAATTTTAATGATGGAATATAGATATCTAATTCTGCTTTAATTGCGTCTCTATTATTATAATCTATTGGTAAGTTAGGATAAACTAGGGTTAATTGTTCTTCTAACCATATTTCAAGTTTAGACCTATTATTACCAGTTGTTTTATGTGCGTTAGAATATTTGGATGCACATGATTTAGAACAAAAACTGTTAGGGTATAAGAGTAATTGTGATGGGTGTCTCTGAATTGTTTTATCACATATAACACAATTAACACCAACTTTTTTAATTTTACTAATATTGGTACATTTATTTGAACAATGTTTACATGATTCCTTGCGTTTAGGGTTCATGGCGTTTCTAATAGTAATTTTAGTTTTAAAAAAAGTGTCAGAACATACCTCACATTCTAATGGTAGTAAATCTTTTTCTTTTGAGTTTTGATACTCTAGGTCATCAAATAGTTTCTTCATATCTATAAATATAATCAATTTTATTAAAAAGTCAAATTCTCACAATAAAGTTGCACATTTTATTGATTTATAATTAAATTATTAGTACCTTTGTAAAATATAAAATATGGAAGTGGTAAAAACAATCGTTGAAATAGTGGGTATTATTGCATTTATAGGTATGTGTATAATTGTATTGGCACCATCTGATTTTAGTAATAAAAAATAAACGACATAGGTTCTAGCTGTGGACAGTTCTTATTTGAACTAGAAAAAAATAAAAAAATATGAATTTAACATTTATAAGTGATACACACAACAAGCATAATCTAATACCTACCGATTATTTACAAGGTGGGGATATACTTATACACTCTGGTGATGTTTCATCAAGAGGAACTGAGGCTGAAATAGATGCTTTCTTGAATTGGTATAGTCAATTACCATATACGCATAAGATTCTTATAGCTGGAAATCATGATTGGTTTTTTGAGAAAGCATCTAAATACATTGTTGATGCTAAGATGGCCAAGTATCCAGAGATTACATACCTAAATGATAGTATTGTAGAGATAGAGGGTATAAAGATATTCGGCTCACCAGTTCAGCCGTATTTCCATGGATGGGCTTTTAATCGCATTGGTGATGCTATCAATGAGCATTGGAATAAGATACCTTTAGATGTGAATATTCTTGTAACACATGGACCTATATTTGGTTATTTGGATACGACACTAGAGGGTGATAGAACTGGTTGTGAGTACTTGAGAGCCAAGTTACCAATGTTTACTGACTTGAAGATACATGCGTGTGGACATATACATGAGGCATATGGATATCATGAGTTTATGGATGGTCAGTTATTTTTGAATGCTAGTGTGTTAAATAGACGTTATGAAATGCAAAATAGACCAATAACACTAGAATATGGAAATATTTCTACGTTAGAACTTGGCTATATCGAAAAAAAGTAGTATATTTGTAAAAATAGATAATATGACGATTAAAGAATTAAAAAAATTACCTAGTCTAGTTTTGTTAAACTCTGAGGGTAATATATTAACAGCTTATAAAGCTGAAGATAAATTTTACATGGTAGACATGCATAAAAAAACAATTGGTATTTTAACTGAAGAAGAAATAGTTAGTTTTACCATGGGAAATTCAATATTAACTAGTTCAAAAGGTGAGGTGTTTTTTTATACTTCATATGTTGAAGGTATGAGACCTAACATAGATGTTTTGACTAAGTTTATTTACGGTAAATAGATATGACTGAGTTACAAAAAGCTGCTGAGGGATGGTTATTTAAACATGATGAACATGATAACGAACTTTCATTCACAAAAGGTGCCGAATGGCAACAAGAACAAGATAAAGGTAAATATAGTGAAGAAGAAGTTATAAAACTTTTAATCAAGTTCAACCAAGAAATTAATGAAGTGGAAAATGTTAGTGAGTGGTTTGAACAATTTAAAAAGAAATAAAAACAAATATAAATGAAACAAAGAAGAAAAGCAATTGAAGGTAAATTGATTGGTGAAAGCAAGACATCACCTGGGTATTTTAAATATCAGTTTACAATTTTAGAATTAGATGGTAGCGAGAATATTTTACCAGCATATGGTAAAGATATGGAAGATGCCTTAGAACGTCTTGTATGGGTTGAGAGAATCGATAAAAAATCTTTCAATGTTGTTACAATATCAACATTGTTGAGTGTAGTAATAATCCCATCTATAATTGCTGCAATAACAAATAATTGGTTGTTTATTATCGGTTCATTGGGGATGGCAATCATTTACGGTATAGTAATGGTAAGAGTTGATAAATATTTTAATAAGAGATAATTATGGAAGATAAATTTAAAGTAAATAAAAGAAAAGAGAATTTAATCTACTTAGGTGGTTTTATATTCAGTGGGGTTATTAACATTGTGTTTTGGATATCCTTACCAAGCATAATCCGAGAATCTGTTGAAGGTGATGCACCATTTATATTTTTAGGTGGTTTTGCGGCAGCTGGTAGTTTTATCGCATTATTGGTACATTATCTAATGTTTAGAAATGAAACTAAATAAGAAATAAGATGAAGATAGTAGAAACAATATCAACAGATGATGATTACAGACAATCACTTACCATTGAAGTTGACGGTAAACAAGAATTTGCTGTAAGTGATGGTGAACCAGAAGATTCAAATCTAGCACGTGATTTTAGTGATTGCTTTTCAGTTGTAGACCTTATGAAGATGGCATATGATGCTGGGAAAAATGGTGAGGAATGGGAGTATGAATTAATCGAAGAAAACGAAGAGTAATGGAAAATATAGGTACAGTTTTGATTATAGGGTTGATATCCTTTGGGTTGTTGCTTATGGTAGGATTGTATTCATTGATTGACTATGTGTTTATCGATGATACATTCGAAGTATCTGAGCCCATAAAACCAAAAATAAAATTGGTAACAGACGGAAAGACCGTTGATACCGTTTACGTATATAAATTTAAGTGATATGAATAGATATTCGATTTGGATGTATTCTATAGGGATGATTTCTTGTTTTGGTAATGCATATTTTGCATATGAAAATGGTAATTTTGACGCTATGTTAGCGTGGATTACGGCTGCTTGTTTAGCAGCTGGTGCTTTAGGTGGGCACTTAAAAATAAAAGAACTTGAAGATAAATAAAAAGATATGAGATTAATAGTATTAGGTGGATTTTACGGTAAATGGGGATATTTATTATAAAATCACATGAGTAAACCCTATAACTATTATGACTAATATAGAATTTATAAAAAATAATTATTGTAAATTAGGTTTAAAACAATCTTCAGAAATATTAAATATTACTAAAGGTAAAGTAACCTATATCGTTAAAAAATTTAATCTTACTTTATCTAAAGAAGAAAAAAGTAAAATTTTATCAGAGACTAGAGCCAAAAAACAGAATGAACATGATGTAAATATTAATAATTTTACCACTGAAATTAATGAAAATGGTGCATATATATTAGGGTTATTATGGGCTGATGGATATATTGCTAATAATAACCCTAACACTAAACAAAAATATGATATTAATTTAGAATGTATTAATGAAGATATGGAATCATTCAAAACAGTATTAGTTAAAACTGGTGCGTGGAATTTCTACTATAGGCAAAGAAAAGATTGGAAACCAATCACTAAAGCGAGTACATGTAATAAAGAGTTAATTAATTATTTAATTGAGAATGATTATAAGGAAAAAAGTTTTAAATCACCAGATAAAATAATTTCTAAAATACCAGAAAATTTGATTAAATATTTTTTACTTGGTATGATTGATGGTGACGGATGTTTTTATTTTAATAAAAAAAATAGTTTAAGACAATTTACCATATCTGGTTCATTAAATCAAGATTGGTCAGCTTTTGAAAAAATATTTGATAATCTTGGGATAAGTTATAAAATAAATCAAAGAACTAATAATAAAAATGGTTCATCAGAAATAAGAGTATTAAATAAGATAAATATAAAAAAAATAGGTGATTTTATTTATACCACAATAAATGAAGATAAAATCGGGTTGCTAAGAAAATACAATAAATATTTAGAAATAATTTCATAACACCTTTAATAAGTTTTAAAATGAATAATAAAAAAAATAAAATATGTGCCATTGGGGATATCCATGGGCGAGTAATATGGAGGAGTATTGTTGATAAAGAATTAATTAACGTAGATAAATTTATATTTATAGGTGATTATTTTGATTCTCGTGAAGGTATTTCAGCAGAGGAACAAATTAAAAATTTTAAAGAAATCTTAGAATTAAAACGTAATAACCCAGAAAAAGTAGTTCTTTTAATAGGTAATCACTGCTTTCACTATATGAATGGTGTAAATGAAACGTATTCTGGATTCCAATACCATAATCTTAATGAGATTAATGAGGTATTAGAGGATGCACTATCAGATAAATCAATGCAGATGTGTTATATACATGACAAGTACGTATTCGCACATGCTGGTGTTACCAACACATGGTGTCTTACACACAACGTTAATAGACTACCTAACAAGATGCAAGATTCTATCAATGATTTGTTCGATAATAACAAGATGCCATTTCATTTTCAAATGGGACAGAACTATAGTCAAAGTGGTGATGATATAACACAATCACCTATATGGGTAAGAATACCATCTCTATTTCATGATGGTGTAGATGGGTTTAGATTTGTTGTAGGTCATAGTACTGTTAAAGAGTTGACAATCACTGATAAAATCATAGGTATTGACTGTTTAGGTGTAACTGGTGAGTACTTGGTTATTCAAGATGGTGAAGTTTTTTCAAAAAAAATATAAAAATATTTGTTTTATTGGTTTTTAATGTGTAGATTTGTGGAGTTAAATTAAGAAAGTATGATTAAAGTAGCAATTACGGGTGGTATTGGGGTTGGGAAATCAACGGTATCAAATATATTCAAATCATTAGGGGTTCCTATTTTTAATAGTGACTCTTCAGCAAGAGATGCTGAAAGATTCGCTGGTATTCAATCAGAATTTAAGCGTATACTTGGTGATGACATCTTTGTTAATGGTAGGTTAGATAGACCTAGGATGAGAAGTATAATTTTCAATGATAAAGAAAAGTTAAAGGAAATAAATAGTGTTGTTATTCCTTATATTATTGAAGATTTTGAAGACTTTTGTAATACTAATAAGGACCAACCATATATCATATTAGAATCAGCTATATTATTTGAAACTGGTAGTGATAAAAGATTTGATTTCATTATAACAGTTACTGCTGATGAGGATGTTAAAATTGAACGTGCAATTGAAAGGGATAGTGTATCTAAAGATGTTGTTATGGATAAGATAAATAATCAGTATTCTGATGAATATAAATTACACCATTCAAATTTTGAAATAAAAAACAATAGTGAGTTTGTTGACTTAGAAGAGCAAGTCTTAGATATACACATACAATTATGTCGATTAGTATTGATTAGAAATCGACATAAAGAATAGAATATTATCATTATTAATTATACAAACAAATGAAATCGATAAGTAAGAATAAACGTGCATACTTTGAGTATGAAATACTTGAAAAACACATGGCTGGTATTCAATTGGTGGGTTCAGAAGTTAAATCTATTAGAGGTAGTAAAGTTTCTATAGTTGAAGCGTACTGTTTTATTAGTAATGGTGAGATTTTCATCAAGGGTATGCACATCACTGAACACAAAGAAGGTGGTAAGCATAACAACCATAATCCAACTAGAGATAGAAAGCTTTTAATGAAGAAAAAAGAAATAGTTAAATTACAAGAAAATATTTCACAAAAAGGGTTGACTATTGTTCCGTTGGAGATTATATTATCTGACACTGGTTTTGTTAAGGTTGAAATTGGTTTAGCTAAAGGTAAAAACCTATATGATAAAAAACAAACAATTAAACTTAGAGACCTAGATAGAGACATAAAAAGTAGTTTATAATTGTCTTTTAATGTATACCTTGATATTTATTATAAAACAATTTATATGAGAAAAGAATGGTTAAAAACTGATGATGATTATTTGAAAAATGAATATTATCATGGTAAAAAAGAAGATTTAATATGTGTATTAAAACGTAGTTGGTCAAGTATAACTAGTCGTGCAAGTAAATTAGGTTTAAAGAAGGTTAATGTTAATATAAAAGGTAAAGATGTTAAAATTTGGTCAACTAATGAAGATGAATATTTGCACTATAATTATCCTCAATTGGAAAAGGAAAAAATAATGATTTATTTAAAACGTAGTTGGTCCTCGATACAGAATAGAGCTTATAAACTTAAAATAAATAGAAATATATTGACTGCAAATTCTTTTAAAATTATAAATGGTAGTAATGAAGCTTATTATTGGTTAGGTTTTATAATGGCTGATGGTCATTTTAGTAAAACAAAACAAATTCAGATAAATTTAGGTGTGAAAGATTTGGAACATTTAAAAAAATTTGCTACCTTTGTTGAATATAAAGAAAAGTTGGTTAAACCAAGTATTAGTATAGGTTATGGTGAAATAAAAAATGAGTTAGATGATTTATTAAGTGTATCAAATGATAAAACACATAACCCTTGTGATTTATCAAAATTATTTGGTGATTCGTTTTTTAGTTTTATCATTGGGTTTATTGATGGTGATGGTTGTATCAACACTAAAGGTTATTTAACCATTAAATGTCATAATAGTTGGTTATACAATTTAAATAAAATGGTTAGTGAACTTTCCAATAATGATTTTAATCATGGTAGAATTAATTCTGATGGTTTAGCAATAGTACAATTAACCAAACATCAAATAATGAAAAAAATAAAAATAAAGGCAAACCAATTAAATTTACCTTTATTAAGCCGTAAATGGGATAGAGTTAATTTAAAAAAAGAAATTAAAATCGATAAAGAAACCCGAATGAGGCATGAATGCAATAATTTATTTGAAAGTGGTGTTATACCTACAGAAATAATAAAAATGAATAAATTTAGTAGAAGTTTTATTTACAAAACATACCAAGATTACAGAAATTCAATCAAAGAAAAAGATTTAAAACGAGAATCTGAAAGAAACCTATAAAAATAGTTGCATTTAATAAAAAAATGTATTACCTTTGAACTCTTAAGAATTATTAACACTAAAAATACAAATTATACTATGAGAAATTTAAAAATCACAAACAAAGTAACTAACAGAGATTCTAATTCATTAAATCAATACCTTAAGAGTTTATCAACTATTGATTTATTAACACCAGAGTATGAGTATGAATTAGCTAAAAAAGCATTTAGTGGTGATGAAAAAGCTAGACTTGAGTTAGTTGAAGCAAATTTAAGATTTGTGGTTAGTGTTGCGAAGCATTATACTTCATTTAACAATCCTTTATCGGATTTAATCAATGAGGGTAACATTGGTTTAATAAAAGCTGCACAAAAGTTTGACCCAGATAATCTAAACAAAAATGGTAAAAAAATAAAATTTATTTCTTATGCTGTTTGGTGGATTAGAAAAATAATTATGGAACACCTATCTAACAATGGTAGAATGGTTCGTTTACCAGCAAACAAGATTGGTAATTTATCTAAATTAGATAAAAAAGTAAATGAGTTAGAACAAAGAGAATGTCGTAACATCGACATAAAAGAAGTTATTGAAGAATTTGATGGTGAGATATCAGATGACAATTTAGAGTTCTTAGATGTCTTAACTACTTACAGTATGGACTCTTTGGATAGACAAATTGGTGATGATGAAGGTGGTTCTGTTTTGGGTGACTTGATTAGTGGTGATGGTTATGACGATACTGACCATTTGGTTAATAAGTTAGACATAAAACTAGAGGTTGAAAGATTACTAAATACTTTGAAAGTTAGAGAAAAAAGAATCATAGTGGCTTATTATGGTTTAGATGGTAACTTACCAATGACATTAGCTGAAATTGGTGCTGAAGAAGGTATAAACGTAACTCGTGAGATGGTTCGTCAAATCAAAGAAAAAAGTCTTAAAAAACTTAAAGACAAATTAGAAAATTCTGAATTGAAAGAACATTTTAATTTTTAAATTATGAAAAGCGATGATGTAAAAATAAAAATGCTTACCAAATATATTGGTAAGCATTTTAGGATATATAAAATACAAAATTTATATCCTAAAAATAATAAAAAGATTAAATTTTCAATCAATGAAAAGAGTTGTAATAAAGACGTTGATTGTGATTCATTGGTAAAGTATTTATCAAATGTTTTTTTGGTTGATAAAGTCATTGCTAATGATGCAGTACACTTTTGTGTACATGAAGAAGTCATCAAATTAAGAGAATTACAATACAAATTAAATTTTGATTATGAACAAGATAATACTTAGATATTTAAACAAACAATATAAATTCACATTGTCAACTTATGTGTCGTATAAATTATATGATAAAATTGATAATGTTGAAGTTGGACTTAAAGATGCCATGGCATCTATACGTGTTATTTTCGATATTGATGAGGATGAATTGATGAGTATATTTGACAAATGGGCTGATGAACAAGCAATAATTTTAAATAATCAGATAGCTGATATAAGATACAAATTATATGAAGAAACTGGTGTTGAATTAGAATTAACGACCAAAGACTTGAATAATTTGATGGATAATGAATATCCATACTTATCAGCTATATTAAATGATTCAACTAAATTAAACAAATAATGAATATACTCATGTACACTTTTGTGTACATGGTGACTTTTTTTATTTAATCATGATATTTATTAGTATAAAGCAATTTAAACGATGAAAAAAAATTATATAAAACAACTATTAAGAGAAGCATTATTGCCGATAGATGAAGCTGAAAACACATCTAACGATAAAAATATCAAAAAAGATTACGCAGATATACGTAATGCTTTGAGTAAAGATTTAGCACCATCTCAAGTTGGTGTTATGAAAGATGCACTTGGTTGGAGCGATGACCCAACTGGTGTCAATAGGTCTCTATTTGGTAAAATGTTACACCAAGATGCCAACGATGAGGGTTCTTTATACCAATTCAATGACGAACAAATTGCAAACATTCGAACATCATTAAACTTAAACTAATATAAAACCTCGATTCCTTCGGGGTTTTTTTTATGTCTAATAATTTCCATTGGGATTGGTACAACGACAAAACCCCAAGCACTCATAAGAGCGTTGGGTTGCATGGCTACAATAAAATGTAGTTGGTTAAACTACGGTTTGTGTTTTGGTTTAGCAAAGGTATGAAAAAGATTTTAAATAAACAAGTAAAATAAATTTGTTTTTTTAAAAAAGATTATATATCTTTGTCAAACACATTTAAACACATACCATATGAACCCAGTTGTAAAATTAGTAGAATCATTCATTAAACAATTTGATGAATTAGAAGAGTTATCTAAAAAGATAAACCAAGAACGCAGTGAAATTGATAAATCATTATCTAAATGGTATCACACTGTAGAGGGTACGGATATTAAACACGTATCTGAATCACACTCTTTTATGAAAGAAGTAAAAGTAATCTTAGCAAGACGAAGAGATTTAAAAATTGAAGACCTTATAGTTAGGTCAACTTGTGATATGCTTAGAGCAAAGATAAACGAACTTAAAAAACATCACAAAGTCTTATTCGCTAAAAATGATAAAGTTAAAGAAGAAATTTTAAATGGTGGTAAATAAATTTTGATTTTTATTAGGAAAATCAAAATAAGTTTATTACCTTTGTTAAACACATTAATACAAAAGACCATGAGTACAGAGATTAAAAAATTAGCTGAATTAGAGTATGATGAAATGATTACTCTTGCTGTTATCGAAAGTGATGACATTTTATCTGATATCTTCAAAGAAGAAATCAAGATATCATTCAATATGATAAGAACAATTGCTAAAGACAATGAACTTAACAAAGAGACCAAAGAATTATTACTTGAAATCTTTGAAGGAATCATATTACCAACAAAACGTTATATCAACAAATATATTGGGTTTGGTGGTGTAGCTATTAGCAATGGTTTTATTGATGAAGTTGTTGTTGATGAAATCATTGAAATCGAAAATCCAATCACAGAGGATAAGGTGGAAAAACCTACTAGTGTTAAAAAAGAAAAAACACTTCCAAAATGGTATGGTTCTCAACAAATATTAAAAGATATTGAAAAACAAGGTGGTAAATCAACAATAGCACAAAAAACAGCTTTAGATATAAATAAATTGAAAAATATATACATGATATTAAATTCTAGGTTAATTAAAATGATGTTAACTGAAGAAATAGTTTTAACTGAAGCTGAATGTCGAACTATTCAAACATCAATTAAAACGTTAGATAATAAATTAAAAACAATTATTAAAAAAAGGTAATTATGTATTACCTTTTTTAATAAATCTATTAACATAGCTACATAATGGCTGAAGATTGGTGTAATGATTAAGTCTATATACATCATCTTCAGTTATTGCAGTACACATTGGAATAATGTGGTCTATATCCCATGTCTTATTTAATTCGTACACACCATCTTTAGGGTTACCGTAGTTATCCCATGACATCCAATCTTTAAATTTAGATTCTATGTGTAATTTAAAATCACTGAATGAACAACCAAGTATCGTTTCAGTTTTTGTTATTTTAATTAGTTTTTTAGATTTTAATCTTGCTCTGATTGAATCTCTTATTGCACTTGATACAATAAATAAAGGGTTTTTCTTTAATACTTCATTTCTATATTTTCTTTGTTGTTTATTAATTAAATCACGACTTTTAGCGTTATAGGTTTTTTTCTTTTCTAAGATTATTTCTTTATTATCCTCATAGTATTTCTTATCTTTCACATTCAATAGTTCTATATTATTTTTACGATATTCTTTACGATAATTTGGGTTATTTAATCTCCATTCTTTATTTTTAATTCTAACACATTCTTTACACATATTTCTTAAACCATCTTTAGTGTTTTTAGATGTTGTAAACTCACATAGATTTAAATCTAAATCACATTTAACACACTTCTTTTGTTCCATTTTCTTTTGAATTAATTTCAGTATTTATTAGTTTATCAATCAAAGCTGATTTATTTATTGAGTTTAATTTGGCGTAGTTATCCAATTTTTCAATAGTTTCTAATTTAAGTGTGATTGTTACTTTCTTTGTTGTTTCCATATTTATTAGTATTTATTAGTAAATATAATAAATAATTAAAAAAAGTAAAATAATTCATTTTTTATTTGGAATATCGAAAAAGGTTTTATATCTTTGTCAAACACATTAATAATTAAAACCAATATTATGGGAACTAGAAATGTAACAATCGTAATCAAAAACAAAAAAACCAAAGTAGCACAATATGGTCAATGGGATGGTTATCCAAGTGGACAAGGTGTTATTGCCTTGAATTTCTTAAGACAAGCCAACCTATCACAGTTTGGTGAGGAAGTTGACAAATTGAAATGGTTTACTGAAAAACAACTTGAAAAGTTAGAAAAGATTGAGTGGAAAGATACTCATGGTTATATTAGTAGAGATACTGGTGCTGAAATTTTAAACGAAGTTTATGAAGGTAGAGTAACCAAGCTAGTGAATCAAGAGACGTTTGTTTCTGATAGCTTATTTTGTGAATGGGCATACGTGGTAGACTTAGATAAAAACACCTTTGAGGTATATAAAGGTTTTAATGATGAACCATTAACCAAAGATGATAGGTTCTTTAATTTGACTAAAACTGTTGAACGTAGAGGTGACAATCAGTATCACCCTTGCAAGATGATTAAATCTTACCCTTTGGATAATCTACCAACAGAAGAAGAATTTATCGAATACTTTGATAAGTTGGAAGAAGAAGAAGAATTTCTAGATTTTCCACAAGATTAAAATAATTTAAAAATAATCCATATATCACTTGCATATATGGATTATTTGTATTACCTTTACAATATGTTAAACCAGTGGTCTACCAACCACACAATTTTATAGCCATGAATACAGTATTACAAGCATTCGAAAAAGGAGATTTGCAGTTATCAATCTCAATCCAATTCTATTGTCCTATTGATAGAGGATTATATGACTTGGGTATCCTAACCTTAAAGAAAGGTGATAGAAGTCTTTACCTAGATTGTACAATGTCTTATTACGATGAAGAAAGATATTGCATCGATGTTGAATTAGAATTTGACGAAGACGAAATAGCAAGTTGTTTTGAAACCAAACATGACTTAACTCTAACAGACCTATACAACTTGGATGAAGCCACGTTCTATATTGGTTGTGAATACGAAATTGAACCCGAAAGCATTACATTATTTGCTAAACAAAATGGTTGCACAAGAGCCATTGAATTAAAAGAAGACTAGATGAGAAGACACAGACTATTACAAGAGATTTATAAGCACGCAGAAGTGCTTAATGCTAACAAAGCAACACTAGTTTTCTTGATTGCAACAATGACTGATAAAGCATTGACAAAGTTTCATAAAGAATTTATGGAAAAAAAAGCAACAAAAAATTAGGAATATCAAAATAAGTTTATTATCTTTGTCAAACACATTAATACTATATACCATGAGTACAAAACATTTTGAATATAATGTAAACGAGGTTTTACATTCATTAGAGACAATCCTTAGAAGTGATTCATCAATCACAGAACTACGTAAAGAATACGCAACTGATTTGAGTATTATTGAAGCTAGTGTAAAAGCTAATCTTATCAAACCCGAAGCAGTTCAAACAATCTTACGACTTGCACCAACTTGTTATAAGATAGGTGATAAAGTGTTCCTTAAAGGTGAAACAAAAGGTAGTCATGATTTCATTGGTGATGATATGGATGAGCAAGAAGCAACAGAGTTGATGGATATGACAACTGAAATTGCTAGTGGTGATTCTTATAGCATTTACGTATCAGATACGAGTTATTTTCCATTGGCATCATACAAAGAAATGCTTGAAGTTAAAGAATACTTAAATTCTTTATAAAAACAATAAAAATAAATGGTGTTTTGTTTGGAAATACCATTTATTAGTATTACCTTTACAATATGTTAAACCAGTGGTTACCAACCACACAATACAAATAGCCATGAAAGTAGCAAAATTAGTTAGAGTAACTCTTATGACAAGAGTAATTGTTGATGTAGATGCAACAGAACAAGACATTATGGAATTAGCAGTTCCAAAGTTATCAGAAAACCTTATGGATAGTCCATTTGATAGTATCGAAGAAATCGTAGATGACACTGAATGTCCTTACGATGCAAGTGACGAAGAGTACGACACTCTTACGTTTGCAGAGAAAAAGGTGTTGAACCATGCTACTCGTTATTTGATATACGAAGACGAAGAAGAATTGATTACTATGGTTAAAGCCATCATCAATCACGAGGATGAAAATGAATTGATTGATTACGTTGATGGTGTTGAAGTTTGGGTTCAGATAGAACTAGGGTTTACTTGCAAGCAATTCTGTCAAGAGATTGATTATACTGGTAACGAATTTAAAAACTAAGAAACATGAATATAAATTTCACAGAGTCTGACATAGAGGATATGTTAGAGGTACTATTACAATCAGATGGTACTACAAAAAAAGTATTCACTTGGTCAATAGATGGGCAAGAAGTAAACATCACCGTAGGTAATGATGGATAAAAATAATTAAAAAATAAATGGTGTTTTATTAGGAAATACCATTTGTTTATATTACCTTTACAATATGTTAAACCAGTGGTCACCAACCACACAATTTTTATAGCCATGAGCAGAGAAAACAACATTAAAATCGCAGTATTTATTGGAATGCAATCAACAAACTTGGGTTGGTTTGATGCAGAAGAAGTTTTAGTTAATGTAGTAAAAGACAACACATTTGATGAAATGGACTTGAAGTTTGATAAGTCTTGGGATTGGTTAACAGCAGTAGTTGGTATTATTTCAGAAACCTACAACAGAGATAACGAAGACTTTAATCATTTGTGTTATGAGATTGGTGATGCAGTTGTGGATAATGACTTAGCACGTGGATACGATGCATTGGTTTGCTTCATAAACAACACTGGGTCTAGAACACCTTTGATTGATAGAGTATTGGATGAAATGAGAAATGACTTTGATAATGGTGATGTAACAGCTATTGAAGAAGTATTAAAACAAGTACCAAAAGAAGTATTATTGGGTTATTTGCCCGAAAAATTATAAATTATTAATAATTAAAACTTAGGAATTATGAGTAAAGATAGCGACAAATTTTTTACACCAAAAAGTATCTTTAAAGGTACAAATGCAGATGGTAGTAAATTCAAAGTAACTGAATGGGAAGCTGGTAGTCTTGGTGAGTTTACTGGCGATGGTTCATCTATAGGGTATATGTTTTTAATCATATTGATGCTTGTAGCGACACCAATCATATTGCCAATCATGTTATTGTATTCTTTGTTTACTTATAATGGAAGAATCCAAATTAGTAGTATATTAGCACTATTAATATCAATTTTTCCATTGTATTTTTTATCAGAAACTGGTCGAATATTTAATATGCATAAAATAGCTTATGGTATTGATAATATTCCAGTTATAAAATCAATAATAATTGGAACTTTGGTTAGTCAGATAGCTTTGATATTTACATCAATAATTACTAGAGGTAGTTTATACGTAGATGATGTAGAAGCTATTTGTAATGAAACTAAAACTAGGGTTAACCCTAAGTTAATTGTGGTTATAATAGCATTATTTTATGTTGGTTTTATAGTTTCTTTATCAATTTTAGGAAAATAATTCATTTTTTACATTGTATATCGGAATATTATACTTACATTTGTTAATATAAACCAATTAATATTTAAAAGATGAGCAGATTATCTTACAACAACGACAAAGAATTAGCATTAGCTAACCCAAGAGACTTACTTAACTTCTTCTCTATGCTACATTCAGATAGCATTTTTAAAGGAAAAGATATCTTCATTGGTAACTATAGTTATGTGCATGATAGTTCAAACCAATTGATGGCTACAGCAACCATCAGATTTCAAGTATTTGGTAAAGAAGACCGTAAAGCCAAAAGTAGAGGTAAGATATATGAATGGAGGTCTTTTAGAGCCAAGTCATTTGTTTGTAGTAATAGTGGTTTTTATTTGGTAGAGGATACGACAGAAAATAAATAAAAAAAAATATCATTATTTATTAGGAAATTCAATAAAGAGTTTGTATCTTTGTCAAACACATTAATACCATACATTATGAAAACGATTACACAAGAGTTACCGAAAGCACAAATCAATATAATCATCCAAGCATTATCTATTCGTGAGGAAGACTTAAAAAGATACTTACAGCAACTTGGGGTTACAGAAGAAGATAGTACTGCAATCGAATATGAGTTGTTTGATATCCTAGTATTGAAAAAGATGTTAGCATACAAGGTAGATGTAGTTTTTAATGAAGCACAACATGAACATTTTACTGGTATTAATGGTGTTGATTATCCTCAATATGATATTGAACCAATAATCACAGATGGTGTTAGAAAGTTATCACCAATTGAAAACGAAATGTTGGAGATTAGACTCGACTTGTTAGAAGAATTACATAATGGTTCTTTACAAAAAATAGCATCTGCTGAAATAGGTGATTACACCAATGAGATTATAAATATAGTTATCTTTTTTGATGTAGATAATTCTAAGGATATAGTATTAGATAGAAACACAATGAAAGTTGTTTCGAAACATTAACATAAATTATCCGAAATCGGTGTTGCATGGTTAACAAGGGTTTGTGTTAGTGTGTAAAAGTCATGGTGGTTCGTGACTTTATGATTGGGTGGTAGTAATATCACCCAATTTTTTTAATATAACTTGCATTATTAAAAGTTTTATTGTATATTTGTTAAAAATTATGATTATGGATATTTGTAGAAATTTGTTAGAGTTACACCAAATATATGGTGTGTTAACACAATCAGAAACACAAGGTTTATTAGATGGTTTAGAGGAATCTAAAATAGAGTTAACGAAGATTAAAATTATTACACTTGAAAAAATGTTTAATGACATTGATGCTGAAGATATTGATGAGGGTATTGAACTTTTATCAGCAATCAAAGAGCAAATGGAGTATGTTAAACATAATATAAAAGTTGTTGAAGATGCACTTATGTGTCATCATACCAAATGTTCGGAAAAAAGAACTTTATTTGGTAAATTGGAAACCATATGGTTAAATTAAATTATGCCTTTTTATGTCTCGATTAACTTTACTACACAATGGTTGAAGGTTTCTGAAATGGTTTAGTTTCAGTAACTCTTCTTCTATAGTAGAAGATGCTACTGGTATAATATGGTCAATATCCCAACCATGATTCAACTCACCATTATATAAACCATAGTTATCCCAATTCATCCATGGTTCAAACTTTGCTTCTAAGTGTGTTTTAAATTCACTAATAGTACATCCAAGAATCTTAACAGATTTCAAAGATTTGTGAATATTTTTACGTTTAAAACTACTTCTAACGAGACTACTATAAACTTTTTTTATTTTATAAAAGTTATCTGTTTTATATTTATTGTTTTCGTATAAACGTCTATTATCAATAAATTTTTTACTATATTTACGGTACTCTTTTACCCACCCATTTATTTTTTCTTTATTCTGTTCACGATACCCTTTATTATATTTTTTTAAATATTCTTTATTATTATCACACCATTTTTTATTTAATAATTTTAGTTTTTCTTTATTTAGTTCACGATATTGTTTTCTTTGTTTGTTAATTTTTTCTTTATTTTCTTCTCTATATACTTTTTTTTGTGAAAGAATGCTATTTTTATTATCTTTATAATATTTTTCTTTTTTTGCTTTATTAATCAAATAATATTCTTTTTGGTAAATACGTCTAGCTTCTTTTTGTTCGGGTGTTAATTCTTTTTTCATATATCATGGTTTTTATCAATTATCTTATTTTTAATCAAATCTGCATATATCAATGATTCAACATACTTGGATTTGTTATTATATAACTCATCTATCTTATTGAATAGTAATGGGTTAATCGTAACACTAAACTTAATCTTACGTTCTTCGGGGTTAATGGGTTTTTTGCTCATACCTATAAATATATAAATATCCGATAAAAGTCAGATTTTTATTAAAATAAATTTGTTTTATTAGGAAATAAGTTGTACTTTTGTTAAAAATTAGAATATATGAAAAAAATATTATATTTAGACCTCGACGAGGTATGTGCTAACTTCAAACATAGGATGATTGAGTTATTCCCATTCACCGAGCATATCTTCAATGAAGAAGAATCATTTGAGAATGGAGTAATCATAGAGGACTGTATGATGAAAACACCAAGATTATTTCGTGATTTAGAACCAATAGATGGTGCTATTGATAGTGTTAAAAGACTTTCAGAACACTATGAGATATACTTCTTATCAACACCATTTTGGGAAGTTCCAGAGTCATTTATGGACAAGAGACATTGGTTGGAAGAACATTTTGGTGAGTTAGCCTATAAACGTCTTATTCTATCACATAGAAAGGATTTAAACATGGGTGCTTATCTAGTTGATGATAGACTTGCCAATGGGTCAGAAAACTTCTTAGGTGAGCATATTCACTTTGATACACCAGAATTTCCTAATTGGAAGATTGTTGAGAATTATTTGATGCAAGAAGAAAAGATTCATGGTCGTAAACTTTCATTTTCATGATAACTTATAAGTCTATTTCTAAGGAATTACGTTTGTTGATAGCAAACTTTCTTATACTCCTTGTTATACAAAGTATTTTGTGGGAGGGTTGATAAATTAAAAATAAATTAGTATATTTGTAAAAAAACATAAATTATGGGAGAATTATTAAAAACATTAATCAGTTTAAAATATAGGTCGTTCGGGTGTGTACGTAATATTGCACCTAACGTCTGATGATAAACAATCGTTTTAATGTTGTTTATCATTTGTTATACACAGTACATTTTAAATTAAATTATAAATAATATGAAGGAAAAATTAGAAAATGAAAGACCAGAACCAATCGAACAAAAAGATGTTATTTGGGGTGAACGTGAAAAAAAAGAAAAAGTGAGTGTTTTAATAGGGCTTAGTCGCTCCCCAGGGTTCAAACCAATTTCTGATATGGAAGTTGGTGAATACGAGTATTGGTTAAGAAGTAATGAAGATTTATTTGATGTTATACCAAATTTAGCATTAGAACTATCAAACTTTTTAAACCAACATAAATATAGTAATGAAGAAATAACATACTTAGACTTTCAACAACTTGGGTTTAAAGTTAAACACTATGATGAAGAATGGTGTAAATTTGAAAAAATAACTAACGATGGTGAAATAAGTGGAAAATTCTATTTTAAAACCAAACATTTAATGATTGCAAATTGGATTGACAACGAAGGTGAAAATTGTTATAATGGAACAATTCATAGTAAGAAATTTCTATTTGAAGTATTAACATCATTAAGTACTGTTTCACGAGAAGAAATTTTAGGTATTGGTAGAAAATATATGGATTAGTATTGTGTATAACGGAAAATAATAAACGTATGTGTTGGTGTGTGGTTAAAGTGTTCCTCTGGCTAATGGACAAGTACCATAACCGTAAGTGCCTAAAACTTACCATACCACGCTACGGGCGGAACACGCCAACATTACGTTTATTTATTGTTAGCAAATCGTTTTAATGTTTGCTAACGGTTGAGGCTATGAGCAGTTGCCTTGTAAATACTGCTCAATTAACCACAAATGCTGATAGGCAATTGCTTATAGCCTTTGTTAGCAAACGTATTTTATGAATTATGAATTAACAACAAATAGACAATATTCACACCACGATAAAGATGGTGCTGACAGAAATTACATATCCTATTTTTTGAACGGTATATTAATATTGAAACAAAAAATACCATTTGATATAAATTGGGAGAGGGGTTTTGATAGACGAACATCAATATATGATGAATATATTTTGAATGGTAAAATGTATCAAAAACGCAGAAAGTGGCTTGGGTGTTCTAATGAGGATAATGATAAAACAGAAATACGAGAAGTGTCATTTCCATTATCAAAAAATAGATTAGCACAATTTAATATACCAAAGGACTTTCGGGTTGTGGTGTCTTAATATGTTTGCTAACGGCTGACGCTATACGAAGGTGGGGAATAAGATGCACAACCCTTGCTTACCGCACAAAAGCAAATTAGATGCACAACTATTCAAATTTGGCACACAGCCCCACTTTTGTATAGCGTATGTTATAGGCTGTATTAATTTTTATCACATGAAATTACCGAAAATTACATTTAGCAAATACAATTGGTCAAGAAGTTGCTACCGCCCCACATTCAATAAATATTGGAGTGGTAAAATATGGAACTTCTCGATTTACAAATATGGAGTATCAATAGATTTTAGGGGAGGTTTTCAAATGACCGATTTACTAAATGATACGGAGAAGAAATCGTTTTGGTTACGAATAGGCTTATTAATACGGAAAAATTAATATTGCCTATAACTACTTACTATACGAACTTTAAATTGTATAAAAAATGAAAGTTATTGAAAAACAAGAAGATAACCGTACAATTAAAATTATGATTATTTCTCATAGATTTAATAACTTTCCTAATATTGTTTGTAGTGGTTCAAAGATATATCAATTACCATGTCAGATTGGAAAGAAATCTTTTAATATTAAAGAATTAAACCCAAAATATCATCAAGGTTCAATTGTTTATATAATTAACTCAAAAAGAATTAATTCTAAAACACTTAAAATTAGTGCTTTAAAAGTTAATGAAGAATTTATTTTGGAAAAAATTGAAATTTGTCCATTTTAAATTAGGAATAGCGAAATAAGTTTATTACCTTTGTCTAAACAAATAAAAACTTTATACCATGTCAAGAAAGAAAAAAACATTTGATGTATTAGCATTTAAAGAATATGTGAACAATCAACTTGCGAGAACAGATGAACACGCAACAGAAGACTTTAAAAGTGGTTTGTCTGTCGCTTTGGGAGAAGTGTTGCATCGCACTGGTAACTACAATGGGTTTAACCATTTGTATTGGAACGAGGTAGGTTGGCAAGAATGGAGAACTATTGGTAACGAGACCGAAGATTGGGAAGAAAAAAAGAAATATATCTATGGTACTGCTGATAGCAAATATCATGGTTGTAAGAATTCAAGAAGATATTATTAAATTCATAGACTATGGGAAAGATTAAGAAAGAAAAGAAAACCAAGGTTGAAAAGACTTTGCATCTAAATGGTGAGGAATTATCATTGGAGGATAAATCCAAGGTAATCGATGTTGAATTGAAGTTCATGGACTTGCAAACCAAGAAAGCATTGGTTGAGGGTAAGTTCGATGGTATCAAAGTAGATAACGAAGTTGATAAGATGACTGTTGAGAAGATAAACTGTCTTAAGAATCTTATGGTACAAGATTATGTTGATGAAGAACAAGCTTTGTTTAGTGAAAAATATCAGTTCAGACAAGTTTTTGATGAGATTGATAAAGGTATTATCAAGAATAAAATCTTCGAATTGATTAAAAAATTATAAATATTTTAACCTTAAAGGATTGCCAAGAGTCGCACTATCACTTGGATTGCTTTGGAATAGGTAGTGGTTGGTTAGAATATTTTTAAAAATAATTACATTTTTATTTGGAAAATCAAAAAAGATTATATATCTTTGTTAAACACAAACATTAAAAATTAAAAGTTATGCCAAATCATATTACAAATATTATCAAGATTATTGGTGATTCTAAAACTGTAGCAGAAGTTATTGAATCAATCAAGGGTGAAGAACGTGCTATCGATTTCAATAAAATCTGTATCATGCCAGAAGAGTTGAAAAATACTATATCACCTTCTAGAATAGTATCAGAGGAAGAATACGAGAAAGCATTTCTTATACAAGCAGAAAAACTTGCAAATGGAACATATAATGATATGTTTGATAGTGGTTTACCTATCACATCTAAAATGTCAGTAGACTACTATAAACGTTTTGGTTGTGATAATTGGAATGATTGGTCAAGAAATGCATGGGGTACTAAATGGAATGCCTATGATATCGAAGTAATTTCAGAAAATGAAATCAAATTTGATACAGCATGGTCAACACCATTGCCAGTGTTTGAAACCTTATCAAAACGATTTCCAACACTAGAAATTCATGTAAGATACGCTGATGAAGATACTGGTCATAATGTTGGTGAATTCACATTGAAAGATGGTGTTATGATTAATTCAAACATTCCAAATGGTGGTAGTATTGAAGCATATGAAATGGCTTTAGAAATCAAAGATGATACAGAGTACTATCTACATGATATTTTGGTTGATGATTTGGGTGAGGATGAAATTGATGATAATTTTTATTCTAAACTTATCAATTTGGTTCATAAAAAAGGTATTTTGTATAATGATTACCCATCATATTTGCTTGAAAAACTTAAAGAAATGGCATTGGTGGATGAACAATACGAAAGAGTTGGTGAGATACAAAAATTGTTAAACGAATTAGCACTATAAGACATGGAAACAACATATAAAAAAATCACAGAAGAACAATTTGATGGTTATTTCAATTTAATGGAAAACCATATTGATTTGAATGCTTCCTTCAATGGATGTTTATTTGAAACATTTGGATTAGAATTATTATTTGTAAAAGAAATGGCACAACAAAATCGTGTGATTACAATCATAGAAACAGATGGTGATGAATTGAATGAAGATGGTGATACTATTCCTAATATGCTTTATGTTAGTGGTATGCATCATGTAAATCGAATTGGATATCTGATAACAGAGTTCCCAATAGATTTTGACTTCGAGTGTGAAATTGATTAAAAAATAAAAGTTATGGCAAAGGTAAAAAGAAGTGTTTTAGAACCATTGGTTATTGCAGAAGCAAATAACATCAGAAGAATAGCATTGAAACGTGAGGTAAAGAATTTGGACTTTTGTAATCTAGTTCCCGATGACCACAAACATTGTATCTATGGTCAGATGACTGGTGATTGTTACAATGAACGAGCATATGAACTTATCAGAAAGTCATGTCCAAATGTTATTGATGCAGATGATAATGGCTTTAAAGGTGAATTGGTTAGCTTAAATGATTACGCAAAACAAAATGGTGTTGAAAAACCCAACAAATTTGATGAAAGTTTTAGACTGACTTTCTATTCACCAATTGAAATTTTTATTACAAGAAAACGCAACAAGAAGAATGGTAACAATGCTAAGTTGATTGCTTTCTTGCGTGGTGAGACAGATACATTAGATTTTAATTAGTAACACAAACCAAGTAGTCTAACCAACTACAGATAGCCAATGCAACCATTGTTTAATTTAAAATGGTTGAGATGAATAAATTTTTAAAAAACGATTTGATTGAAATATTATCAGAACCAAAAAACGTATCAATCAAATGTGGTATTGTTGGTGGAAACTCTATTGAGGTTGAATTCATTGACACAAAAAGGTCTGAAAGTTATTTGTATTCTGATAATACAAATGAAAGAAATAAAGACATAAAAGAGTTAATAACTTTATTAAAAGAGAAAGTATGAGTAACAGTGGAAGTACAGAAACAACTTACATTAGTTTCAGTGAAGATGAAAGAGAAAAATATATGGTTTTAGACCATAATGGTGGTCATGAGTATGATTTAGTTGTTATCAAGAATTGTGATGGAAGAACTATTGAGTTATACCATTCAATGGGCAAACAATGGTTGAGTCATGCTAGAGGTGAGTTGGTGTTATCAATGACTGATAATGGTAACGGTGTTAAGTTTGATAGAAAATTAAAGAAATTGGATTATTCTGAATTGCTTTATTTGAGAATAATATTGAACTTTGAACATAAAACAGCTAGCAATGAGTTGGATAGAGAAGACTATAGTGTTGTATCAAAATGTGATGAAATTAACGTTTAAAAATGTAAAAATGAAGAGAGATAACAAACACAGAAACCACGTTTTAAGAGTAAAACGTGTGGAGAGAGTTGTAAGACTTAACACAAGAGTTAAGGTAGCTAGAACACTGGGTATTAACTTAGAATGGGACTAAGATGAATAAAGAATTTACTGTAGCAATTGGTGTTATTGAACACTACCACTCAAACGATGGTGTTCCACCAAGACAAAGAGGGTATTCAACTGTAGTTTTGGTGGAAGCTTTGGACATGGAAGAAGCTGAAACCAAAGTAGAAGAATGGTTTCTTAAAAGTGACATAGAAGGATATGTCAGACATAAAATAGAAATAATTAAAACATTACCAAAAATTCACTAGTATGAGTCATATATTTTATTTAATAGGTTTAATTGCAATAATTTGGGAAATTATTGTAGTAACATCACCACAAAGAGTGGTTAACACTATGGCATCCATGAAAGGTAAAAAAGTGGAAGGGGTAACCAAGACACAGAAAGCATTGTCATTCTATATGCTAGGTTATCTATTATGGTGTTTGGTTGGGTTATTTTCAAGTCAATGGGTATTGTTTGGTTTTATACTATTGTTGGGGTTGATACCTAAAAAAAACATAGTCATGTGTTTTTTGAATGGTTTGATAAGTCTAGGATTATTGGTGTTTATCATATTGAATGCTTATCATTTACACATCAACGTTTTATCGTTGGTTAAATCTTATTTTTAATTATGGGTTTTAAAAGTTTATTAGTGTTCATTTTAGGTGTGTTTGCTATGTTAATAGTGTTTATAGCATATGCCATCAGCACCAACAGTCCTTTGGATAACATTGATGTATATCAAACAGTGAGTGTGAATAAAGCAGATGCTTTTGATATACGTTTTAGAGGTATATCTAACAAGCCTTATATATTGGTAACAAGTTCAGAAGATGTTGAAGATGTTTATCCATATGACCCTAGGTTCAAGATAGTTGACTATGGAACATATCATGAAATTGATAGTCTTAAGTGTCTAAGGTTCAAACAAATGAAATGTAAGGTATATCATTTGGAAAAATTAAATGAAAAAACTTGCGATTAAATTAGGAAATTGAATATAAGTTATATATCTTTGTCAAACATTAAAAATAATAAGATATGAATATATTCGTTTTAGATACAGACCCATACAAGTGTGCTGTTTATCATGTAAATTCTCACGCAATAAAAATGGTTTTGGAAACAGCACAATTATTATGTGGTGTTCATTGGGTTAATGGTGGTGAAGCACCATATAAGTTATCACATCGTAATCATCCATGTGCTATTTGGTCACGTGAGTGTATCGAGAACTACATTTGGTTATGTGACTTGGGGATGGCTTTGAGTAGAGAGTATACCCATAGGTA